CTGCGATTCGAGACGGTCGAGGATGCGGCGGCGGCCCTGCCGATCCTCGAAGGTATTCGGGCCGCCACCTGGGCCGCCACCTGGGCCGCCACCAGGGACGCCACCTGGGCCGCCACCTGGGCCGCCACCAGGGCCGCCACCTGGGCCGCCACCTGGGCCGCCACCTGGGCCGCCACCAGGGCCGCCACCTGGGCCGCCACCTGGGCCGCCACCAGGGACGCCACCAGGGACGCCACCAGGGCCGAGATGCAACGGGAGGTTAGCCGTCGGGTGCTCGCGATCCTCGCTGGGCGCGAGGTGACTCTATGAGCGACCAGACGATGATCGCCCTCGACGGCACCACGCTGTACGTTCCTCGAGTATCGGGATCATCCCCCGGCACGACCCACGCCTGCCGCATCAGCGGGAGGCGCTACTGCCGCACCTGTATCGCCGGGCGCAACAAAAACACCGTCACCTCCCGCGAAGAGATGACGGCGTGATGATCGGCTGATCCGACCTACTGAACTGACAGGAGTATAGCAGATGGGAAAGATTCATCCCGGCGCGGTCCTCTTCTCGGAGGAGGCGCGCAAGGCAGTCGCTGAGGGGCCGCTATTCGATCGTTTCGTCCCTACTGTGTTCAAGAACAGCGATCACTGTTGCGTTCTAGGCGCGCTGCTGTTAGCCGAATTACCGGGACGAAGGATAAACACGGATGCCACCCCCGATGCGGTATGGGCTGCCGAAGTCCTCGAATACTACGGCTATCCAGTCACCAACGGGACACGCCGCTGGTTAGGGCGACTCGTGAAACAGAACGATCGCGGCGAGTACGCCGACCGTGCCAACCTCCGCCGCGACCTACTCGGCGAGGAGGGGACGAAGTGATCACCCTGGAAGGCACCACCCTCTACGTCCCCCGTGTCTCCGGCAGTCAGCCCGGCACGACCCACCGCTGCCACATCGACCTGATGACCGGGGTGTGGGACTGCCCTACTACCTGCAAGGCACGCCAGAACCCCACCCACATCCACGCGCGGGAGCTCCTGGCGTTGCGGGACGCGATCAATGCCTTCCGCGCCGTCACCCGGCAGACGCTCGCGCAGACCGTGCGGAGCCTGAATCAGACGCTGACCGTCCACGGCGGGATGGGGACGGACTGGCTGCAACACCAGTGCGGCGTCCACCCGGAGGACGGCGGGCGACCGTGGTCCGCGCCGGACACGCTGGCGCACCAGGCCGCGCGATTGACGCTCGCCGACCGGGCGGCGCTGACGACGGCAGGGAGGAGGGCGAGTCGTGTCGCGGCCTGAACTTCTCGATCTCTACTGCAAAGCCGGTGGTGCCTCGATGGGCTACCACCGGGCGGGGTTCGACGTGACTGGTGTGGACATTGAGCCGCAGAAAAATTATCCGTTCGCCTTCATCCAGGGCGATGCGCTGGCCTACGTAGCGGCACACGGCCACGAGTACGACGCCATCGCCGCCAGCCCGCCCTGTCAGGGCTACAGCATCACACGCTCGCTCTACAAAGGCGAGCACAGCTACCTGATCCCGGCCACGCGCCAGGCGCTGCGCCTGACCGGCAAGCCCTACGTTATCGAGAACGTTGAGGGGGCGCGGCGGGAGATGGTCGAGCCGATCATGCTCTGCGGCACCGCGTTCGGCCTGAAGGTCTATCGGCACCGTCTGTTCGAGTGCTCCTTCTTCCTGATGGTGCCGCCGCACGGGACGCACCGGGAGAAGGTGCTGAACCGTCGATGGGAACCCGATTGGCCCGGCTTCCTGACCGTGACGGGCGGCTTCAACAGCAGCAAGGCGGCGGCGGAACGGGCGATGGGGATCGACTGGATGACCAAAGCCGAACTCGCCCAGGCGATCCCCCCTGACTACACGGAGTTTATCGGGCGGCAACTGCTCGCCCATCTGAACTATCAGTCGGCAGCCTGACCCCCCACCCGGCAGCGGCACCCCACCCGCACCGTGCCCCGACGACAAGGAGAGCGTAATGAGCAGCATCATCGAGACGGCCTACGGCGAAGCGGGAGAAGGTGGCGGCATGAGCGCGGTACAGCGCACGCTCGATCTGGTGCGCGGCTTCTACGACACCATGCCGAAAGGCAGCCGCTACTACCTGACCACGATGGCGAAGGATGCGGCGGGACTGCTCGACAGGCATCGCTTGCACGATGCCATCGAAGAACTGCGCGAAGCCGCCATAGACGAAAGCGTGGGGCGCATCACGATCCTGATCCTCTACGACACGGAAGCCGACGAGCGCGCCGCCGTGGCCGCCCAAGACGCGGCGCGGGCGAGCGGGGAAGGGGCACGATCGGCATGAACAAACGCCACATCCGCTCGTTTATGCCCGCCACTTTGGCGCACCAGGCCGAGCGCATCCGGCGCGAGGCGGCGGTTCGCCCGCTGACCGCCACCGAACGGCGCGACATCGCCATGATCGCAGCGGAGCAGCGCCGCCGCGCGGGGAAAGCGGTGGCGGCGTGATGGACACCGCCGATTACTACGCGTGCCAAGACGAGCTCGACGGCGCCGCGTGGCACCGCGAGGCGCAGAGCTACGGCCCGAACGACGACGATCTGACGTGGTGGTGCGAGGAGTGTGGCGACGTGACGGAGGAGCCGTGCGGCGTCTGTGCCGACTGCCAGAAGGAGGGGGACCGATGACCACAATCACAGCACAGCTTCGATCCTGCGATCCCCGCAAGGACATACACACGCAACTCGCGGATGAGGCGGGGATCAACGCCACGGTATTCTACGGCCTCGATTCGGTCTGCTTGCAGGTCAACAGCGTGGGGCACATCGTCCTGACGTACCACCGCTCGACCGATCCCGCCCCGCACAAGGCGATCTTCCTGGGCTTCATGCCCGACATCGCGGCGACTACAGACCTCGCATGGTTACGGGGCGACGCGACGATGGTGGTGGAGTGATGAGTACGACCAAACAGCCCACCCCGTTCTCGGCGATCCGCTGCTACCAGTGCCCGACGTGCGGCGAATACTTCCCGGTGGGAGGGTGGCAGCGGGAATACGACTGGCAGGAGCACGTCGCCGGACACGCCCGCCGGCGCGCGGTGCGGGTCGCCGTGACCGAGTGGGCCGCGCTGCCCGTCCTGGCGCTCCTCGGCCTGTGGCTGGCCCTGACGGGCGAGTCGCGGCACGAGTGGACCGGGCGGCTCGCCGTGGCGCTCTGCGTCGCCGCGTTCCTGCTGACGTTGTGCCTCGGGCTTGGGGGTCGGTGATGAGCGAGCCAGCCCGCTTGATCGAGCAGCTCTCCGAGCGATTTGACGATAGCCTCGTGCAGATGAAGCCCGCCTATAGCGGCGGCCAGAAGATGCCCTATGTCTCGCAGGGGCTGGTGACGAAACGCCTCAACGCGAAAGCACTGGACTGGTCCTCGCGCATCCTGGGGCGCGAGACGATCACCTTCCCGATCATGCGCTACGACAAGGACGCCGGGAAGAAGATCCTGAAGGACATCACCTGGGTCGAGATCACGCTGGAACTCACCATCCCCGCCCTCGGCAGTCGCCAGGAGGTCGGCGTGGCCGAGATGGTGGGCGACTACGGCACCGCCGTCAAAGCCGCCGCCTCGGATGCGCTGAAGCGCGCCGCGATGCGGTTCGGGGTCGCGCTCTACATGTGGGAGAGCAAAGAGGAGCAGGACGGCGAAGGGGCAACGAGCGAGGACGGCCCCGACATGGACTGGACCGCCGCGCGCAAGTGGCTCCGCGAGGCGGGCTTCGCGGACAGCGCCGCCGTGGCCGCGTTCCTCGGCAGGACCATCAAGGACTGGACGCCCGGCGAGATCGTGACCGCCGTGCAGGTGAAGCAACAGGAGGCGAACCGATGAGTACCTGCAACACGCCGCCACCCTGGCACATCCGGGCGCAGCAGCGCGCCAAGGCCCGTCAGGACGCCGCACACGACTACCTAGACCGCTTCATCGTGAGCGGGCAGGCGACGCCGATCACGCCGTACCGCTTCGCCGATCTGCCCCAGGATCCCTACGGGAGGAGCGTCAAGTTCGACTACTACACCGACACGCGCTGGCGTCCCGCACCGTGGGCGTCTGAGGCCGCCTAGACCACCCGCCAGCGCGCGACGGAAAGGAGCACGAGTCATGGTCTTTATCGGGGACGACATCGAGGCGTATCTGATCGTCGAGGGGCGCGAGGTGTGGCGGGTGGAGGGACGGCGGCACAGCGCCGTGCAGTGCCCCGCGTGCGGCGTGATGGAGGAGAGCGAAGCGCCGCCCCTCCCCGAACTGGTCGAGTGTGTGGACTGTGGCGCGACGGTGCGCCTGTGGTTTTTGGACGCCTGGCGCTGCTCCGCGTGCGGTGACGCCGAGACCGACCGCGATGCCTTCCTCCTGCACATCCGCGATATGCACCCACCGGAACTGTAGCCCACCCGCCAGCGCGCGACGCGGGCCGCACCAGGCGGTGCCGCGTCGCCACGGAGAGGAGCCGACGCATGACCGATCCGGGTGTGATCCGTCGCGAGATCGAAGTGGCGTTAGCAAACTTGCGGCGCGCGATGGCCGAGGTGGCACGCGCGGGCGACATGGTGGTGTATCGCCGACTGGCCGATCGCTATGCCCTGCTCCACCGCCGTTGGGAGCGCCTACAACCGCCCCAAGTCGCGCCACAGGAGCCCCAGCCATGACATACCGTGCCACCCCGCCCGCCGTGCGCCGCGTGAACGAGGCCGCCTACGCCCTGGCCGCCCCGGTCCCCCGCGCCCGCGTGGTGTCCCGGCGGCGGGCGGCGGGCGGGGGGCGCGGCGGCTGCGGGGCGAACGAAGGAGATGACGATGCGTGATGAGCTGCGGGTCGATGATGTGCTCACCGAGCACGAGATCGCCATGTTGACCTATGCCACGATCCTTGGCGGCGGCGACGAGGGCGTACCGGAAGAGGATCTCGGTGCCGTGCTGACGTGGGCGAAGCAGGCGCAGATCGATAGCGCGATCGTGAGCGAGATACTGTTCGGCAGGTTCCTACCGCGCATCGTAGACGGTGCGTTGGAATTTCGGCTCGCCACGCACGCGGAGCGCGAGAAGTTCAGCACCGCCGCGAAGCTGGTCCTACGGAAACGTGCCGAGATGGCAGCACGCTAAAGGGTGTACGACCGTGCTGGGATGCGGAAAAACGGCTATCGGTAGGGTTGACAGCCGTACGCGCTGAGGTGTAAAATGTATATGCTTAGGACGCAAGGAGAGCGAGCACCGCAAGGCGCAAATCTCCAGACCACAACTAACTCCGCTGCGACCGTGGTCCGATCGGGCCGTGGTCATGGTATTATTTTCCGGCAACGCCCCGAGTCTCCTTGCGTCCTAAGCACGCGCTTGGATACGGCTCGGGGCGTTGCCGTGTCCTCTGCTAGGAGGGCATAGCCATGATCGACAACCCCGACCGTCGCAAGTTCGTGTCTGAGCGCTTGGTCAATCGGCCACTCGATGAGGCGGAGGTCGCGTACTGGTTCGGCGTGCTTGAAGGCCAGCGCTATCTGTTCAACCAGGGCGAACCATCGACCCTTGATCGCCATGAGATCGCGTTCGTTGATAAGCGCCTCAAAGATACCCCGCGCGATCAGATCGCTGGCGGCATCCGGCACAGTTACATCATGAATCTCTGGGATCGCGAGCACCGTGACCCGAGCAATCGCATACCCATCGACCCCGACGAACGCAAGCCGTATTTCCGCCCGACTGATCAGGGCGGTGACTGATGGCTTGGATACGACTGGATGATCAATTCCCCGATCACCCCAAGGTAGTCGAGGCGGGGCCGCTGGCCTCCTGGCTCTACGTCTGCGGGATCGGCTACTGCAATCGCCTGCTGACCGATGGCTTCATCCCGAGCGGACAGGTACGGAAACTGGCCGATCTCGACGGCGCGGGCGAGTTAGCCGCGCGTCTGGTGGCGGTGGGGCTGTGGGATGAAGCGGAGGGCGGCTATCGCATCCACGACTATCTCGAATATCAACCCTCCGCTGAGGAGGTCAAGGCCGACAGAACGATGAATAAGGTGAGGAAGGATTTGTACGCCGATCCCTTCCTCACCACGGCGGTCAAGAAGCGCGACGGCGACCGCTGCCGCTACTGCTACAAGTATGTGCGCTGGACGGATCGGAAGAGCGCGACGGGTGGCACCTTCGATCACATCATCCCCGATGGCGGCAATGCGATTGAAAACCTTGTCGTCTGCTGCCGTGGGTGCAATTCGGGGAAGGGTAGAAGAACCCCAGAGCAAGCACGGATGACACTCCGCCCGCCATTCAGTGGGGGAACTAGTTCCGATTCAGTTCCGAACAAAACGGAATCTATTCACCCGTACCCAACCCGTACCCAACCCGATCCCGAACCTAAACCCGTAAGTGCTACGCCCCCTAAACCCCCCAAGGCTGCACCGCCTGGCGGCGGCGGGCGTGTGCGGGCCGCACCGAAGCCGAACACGTTGAATGCCGATCAGCGGGAATGGTTCGACCGCTGGTATGCGACTTACCCGAACAAGCAGCACCGGCCCGAGGCGGAGCGGGCCTTCGCCAGACTCGACCCCGACGACCCGCTCACCGATCGCCTGATTGCCGATACCGCCGCGCGGCAACAAGGGCGCAAGTGGTCCGAGGGCTACATCGAGCATCCGGCGACCTACCTGAACAACCACGTCTGGGACGACGACATCGAGCCGATCAGGGCGGGGCCGACCCCGATACGCGGCGGCCAGCGCGAGACAACGGATGAATACAACAGGCGCACGATGCGGGAGGTATTGGGACATGGATCAGACGACATTCCAGGCGTTATTGATGCTGCTTGGCGACCTCACGAACAAGAAACTGAGTGCCGATCTCCGCAAATACTGGTGGACCCGGTACGGCGACCTGCCCGCTGACGTGCTCCGCACCGCGTTCCAGACGGCGCTCGACACCTGCGAGTTCTTCCCATCGCCTGCGGCGTTCAACGACATCCTGCGCGGCATCTCGGCGCAGTCCGGCACGGTCGTTGACGGTGCCTCGGCGTGGGACGGGATGGAGCGCGCGATGTTCTCCTGCTGGTCGGAGACGAACGATCGCGTCAACGTGCGCGAGCACGGCTACCCCTGGCCGAACGAGCGGTGCAAAGCGGTCCTACGCGGCGACCTGAATTGCACGGTGCGGATGATCGCGGAGATGCACCCCGCCGAGTACGCCAAGACGCGGGAACGCTTCGTCGCCCTCTACGACCGCGCGCAGCAAGTGAACCAGGCGCAGGACACCGCCGCGAGACTCGCCCCGCCCGACACCGTGCCGATCCCGATCCCGCCGCGTCCGCAGCGCCCGCGCCTCGTGAGCGGGGAGGGGCAGGCATGAGCGCCTTTGCCACCGTCCTGGGGGCGCTTCCCCCGATACGCGATGATATTCACGCAATCGAGAACGCAGAAATAGTCAAGGGCTGGCTCGTCGCGCTGCGCGAGGGACGGCACACCGAGGCCGAATTCGACGCGCAGATCCAGCCGTACCATCTATTCCAATATGCGGTGATTTGCGGGCCGCGCGATCCTTACTTCCCCGATATGGTCAAGCAGATCGACCGCCGTATGCACCTCCGTGGCCTGCGGTTCTGCAAGTGGCGTGGGTGGGTCAAGGTCGGGGTGTACGACGACTGGCGACGGGATGGCGCGGTGGATCGGGCGCGGCTCCCGAACAAAGAAAGGGCGGCGTAGATGGCGACGGTGGCACGACTGACCGAGGAGCGGGACGCGCTGACGCGGCGGCTCGATGTGGGCTGGGCGCTGATCATGAGCGCGTCACCCGACACCGATCTGGACGCGCTCGAAGATTTCTGGTTCGCGCTGCTCCGCCAGTTCGAGGCGTGCGAGCACTGGCTGGCGATCGAGCGGGAGCGGGAGGACGAGGCGGGCGCGCTGGTGCAGGGGCAGATGGCGATCAACGGTGGGAGGTGGCAGGCATGAAGCCGTACTACGAGCAGGACGGGATCACGATCTATCACGGCGATTGTCGGCAAGTGTTGCCAACACTAAAAGACACGGCGATCGATCTTGTGCTGAGTGACCCGCCGTATGGCACGGGCGGTTGGCGGCGCGGGGAAGCGGGCGCAGGCAGCAACCCGGCTGCCACCCTGGTAAGAGAGGACTGGGACGACGGCGCTGTTGATTGGCTGGCTTTGGTGCCGTGCGACGTCGTGCTCACGTTCTGGCCGCCGGCCAGAACGTTCCAACTCCTGAGCGCAGCCAACGCTCGTGGCCTAACAAAGCATCGCCAATTGTACTGGCGCAAACCTGACCCGAAGCCGCAACCGGGAGGGCGTACACGCTGGTCGATGGAACCGATTTGGGTACTGAGTCCCGATGGCTTCCAGTTGTATGGCAACACTGACGATCTCTGTGAGGTGTCGGCATTGCGGGCGGGCCAACCGGAATGGCTCGGGCACCCCTACCAAAAGCCATTGAAGGTGATGCGCTGGCTCCTTGCGAAAACCAAGTCCGAGGGTGCGATTCTCGATCCATTCATGGGTAGTGGGTCCACCCTTCGAGCCGCTAAAGACCTGAGTCGACGGTGTATCGGCATTGAGGCCGACGAACGGTATTGCGAGATCGCGGTGAATCGTCTACGACAGGCGATCTTGCCGATGGACGGTGCGGCATGACGCTGTGGCGCGGCGAGCTGGCCGGGGTGCGGGTGATCAGTCAGGGGGGTGAGGAGAATGACCACGATGCCGAGACGGCGCCCGGTGCCCGCTGTCGTGCCGCCTGTGGCCGAACGCACGTTCCAAGCGCAGGTCGAACAGTACGCACGACTAATGGGGTGGCTCTTTTTCCACACGCGGTACTCCATGAAGTCGGTCGCCGGATTCCCCGATCTCGTCCTCCTGCGCGGGGATCGCATGGTCGTCGCGGAACTCAAAACGGTTGTCGGCAAGACGAGCAAGGCGCAGGACGAATGGCTCGCCGCGTTCCTGCGGATTCCGGGGGTGCGCGTATTCATCTGGCGACCGGACGACGCTTCGTGGGCGCAGATCGAGCAGGTGTTAGGGCGGGCGGCGTAGCGCGCGGCTATTGTCAACATCGGGGCAAATCTGACAATGGCGCGCGGTGGTTGTCACGGAATGACAAGAGGCGGCGTAGCGCGCGGCGGTGGCCGACGCGGGAGGGGGAGGGCGATGGCAGTACCGACAGAAGATGAGATGCGGCAGGCGATGATCGCCGTTAGCGAGGCAGCTCGTGAGATGTGGCGATTACAGAAGGAGAACGCTTTGCTGAGGCGCTTTATCGGCGTCCACAAAGGCCCGTGTGCCGATTGTGACTCAAGGACCGAGGATGTCGGTTTCGATGGCGAAGCGGTCATCTGTATCGATCGCGCCGCCTGCTCGATGCGAAAAGCGCGCTTGGGTTCGGCGTATTACAACGAAGGTCACTATGTGCCATCGAAGGGGGCAGCCCGATGAGCGCGCAGGACACGCGGGACGACGGGGCGGCGGGGGCGAGCGGGGTACTGTTGAATGTGGCGTTGCATCGGACGTTCCACAAGGCAATTGCCGATCCTGTGTTCAAGATCGGGCCAGAAGAGATTGCTGACAAGAAGTTGCTTGGTGACGCGCTCAATGAACTGCTGGCCTCCCGCGCGGAGGTCGCGGCGCTGCGGCCCGTCGTGGAGGCGGTGGAGCGGTACGGCAGGGCGTGGGCGCGGTTCAACAGCGTGGGCGGCGTGGTGCTCGACGAATGGAATGCGGCGGAAGCGGAGATGCAGGCGGTAGGCCTCGCCCTGGCCCTGGCCCGCGCCGCACACGACGACGCGCCGGACAAGGGGGGTGGGGAGTGATGAGCGAGCGACCAGCATTCCCCGACGAGCTGATCGATGGCACGCCGAGCGAGGCAAAGCGGAGCCTGCGGTCTTTCCTCGGTGTCTTCGCCCCGCCGATCAACCCCGCGCCCCCTCAGGCTGCCGTATGGCGGGCGGTGACACGCTTCCAGGCGTTCTGTCCGGGCGTAGGCTGCGACTACCAATTCCCGGAGGATCAGTACCATCCCTGGGATGGGGAGGATTTCGAGGTGGCCGAATGGGCGGGCGTGCGGGGGTGTCCGCGATGTGGTCAGGACGTCACCGGGGACGCCACCACGGTTGGTGACCGCGCCGAGGCCGACGCGCGGCGGGGGTGACAGGGGCAGTGACGAGGCGACGACAGGGGGTGTGAGGTGCTAGCGATGGTTGACAGACCGACCGATCGGCAGATGGGTGGCACGCGGGAGCTTCGCTGCAAGCGTAAGGCGTGCGACACGCTGCTCGCACGGCTCATCAACGCTTCCCTCGTCTGCCTCGATGGCACGCGGGTCGGCCCGATGCAGCCCGGCCAGGTGATCAGCAGGCGATGTATCCGCTGCCGTCTCCACAATCTCTTCTGGGTCTGAATAGTCAGTCTACTTGACGAAGCATACGAACAGGTGTACACTCCGAGCATCTGAATCTATCGGGCACCAGCCCCATGCGTCTGCGTTCGTTGCAGATGGCGTGGGGCTTTTTCGCGTTATTGGCGTAGTGCAAGGGGACACGATGGACCGGCAAGGCTGAGCCGCCGGGCCGCATGGTCGCACACCGGGGGCGGGGGCAAATCTCTACGAAGGGGTAGCGCTGTCTGGACCGCCGCTCTCTAAAAATCTTCGGTCCGTAATGCCCTAACGATTTAGGCCGCCAGACCCTCGGATGGGACTTTCTGATTATGGGTGAGACGGTGGCAATGTTCACAGAGCGTGACGCCGTTCGCCAAGTCAAAGCGAAGTTCGGGGTGTTCTGCCCAATGCTTGCGATCGGGGGCGTGTAATGCGTCGGTGTCTCGGCTGCAATGTCCTGATCGAGCGTGATTCACGGTGTGCGCTGTGTCGCGCGAACTATCGCCCCTCCGAGGTGCGTAACGCCCTCCCCAAAGCGGTCAAGGGGCGCGACGGCTATGCGTGCACCGTGCAGGGTTGCACCACCCCCTTCGATCGTGTTCAGGCGCACCATGTCATCCCCGTCGCGGTCGGCGGAGCGCACGAACTCGACAACATGACCACGCTGTGCCATCGGCACCATCTGGGGGTGCACCATCGCTAATCAGCGGCAGAAACCGGCAGAGCAGTTGCAGGGGAAGGGCAGTCGGTACACCGGATCGTCCACCCTGGCGCTCGTGCCGGCCGATGCACGCCGCGAGATTCCCGCGTACCCGCCGAGATTGCCGAAGGCGTATCGCGTTGTCTGGGACGCTTTTTGGGCCGATCCGGTCTCGCAGATGGTGACGGGGGCCGACCATTACGACATCGGGCGCTATTTCCTCCTGCTCGCCAAGCGTGACGCGATCCAGGGCCAGGTGCTTGCCCATCCGCTCGTCAAAGGGTCGATGGATCAGGATGTGGCCAACCCCAAGCTCGCCATCCTGAAGGAGTTGAACCGCGAGATCGAGAAGCTGCGTGACCAATTGGGCCTCCTCCCGCTCGCGCGCATGAAGCTCGGCGTGACCACGAACGCCTACGTCAACACCAAGACCACCGACGATTTGCGCGGGCAGCTGGCGCGCGAGGTGGACGCGGTGATCGACATCGATGAGGTGTCCTGATGGTGGTCGCTGATCGCCCCATCGCCGCGCAGGTCGCCACGCGCACGATTCGCCAGCGGATGCCGGACGGCAGCGTGAGGGAGTTCCCTACGCGCGGGCAGCATGTGATCGACTTCATCGAGGCATATTGCTGCCACACGAAGGGGCGCTGGCGCGGCAAGCCGTTCGTGCTGCTGCCGTGGGAGAAGAAGCTCCTCTACGAACTCTTCGAGGTCGATCCGCTGACTGGGCGGCGGCGCTATCGGTGGGCCTACATCGAGGTCCCGAAAAAGCAGGGCAAGACCGAGCTGATCGCCGCGATCGATGTGTACATGCTCGTCGCGGATGGCGAGGAGTCGCCGGAGATCGCGTGCGCGGCGAACAGCGACGAGCAGGCCGATCTCGTCTTCGGCGCGGCGAAGGCGATGTGCGAGATGTCGCCCGACCTGGCCGCGCTGACCACCTGCTACGCCAAAGAGATCGTCCTGAAGGAGAACCCGGCGGCGAAGATCGCGCGCTATTCGGCGACGGTCGGCACCAACGACGGCAAGAACCTCTCGACGGTCACGCTCGACGAGCTGCACGAGTTCAAGGGGCCGAAGGGCGAGGGCCTCTTCAACGTCCTGACGAACGCGACCGGCGCGCGGCAGGAGCCGCTCGTGCTGATGATCACCACGGCGGGATTCGACCTCGATACGGTCTGCGGGCGCTACCACGAGCAGGCTTTGAAGATCATCAAGGGCGAACTCAGCGACCCGGAGTTCTACGCGCGGATTTATGCGGCGGACGAGACGCTCGACCTCGAAGACCCTGCCCAATGGGAGCGCGCGGTCGCGCAGGCCAACCCCTCGCTCGGGCACACGGTCGATCTGCCGTTCTACCGCGACCAGTGGAAGCGCAAGCCGCGCGAGGTCTTCGTCCGCTACTTCCTCGGCATCTGGACGCGCGGCGAGAAGCCCTGGCTGCCGCCTGGTGCGTGGCACGACTGCGCGATCGCGCCGTTCGCGTTCGACCTGAAACGCCCGATCTATGCCGGTGTTGACGCCTCCACGAAGAAGGACAGCACGGCGGTCGTTTGCGCGCAGTGGTGGGGCGACCAGTTGCGGATCAAGGCGCGCATCTGGAGTGCGCCGCGCGACCCGCATACCGGCCAGGTTGCGGATGGGTGGCGACTGCCGATCGCCGAGGTAGAGAACCATATCCGGGAGTTGCATCGCGGCGGCAATCTCGCCGCCGTGGCCTACGACCCCGCGTTCATTACATGGATGGCCGCGAGCCTCGAAGCCGAGGGCGTGGCGATGGTGGAGATGCCGCAAACCAACACCAGAATGTGCCCCCCCACCCAGGCATTGTACGAGTTGATCATCGACCAGCGACTCGGGCACGAGAGCGACCCGATCCTCGCGCGTCAGATGGGCGACGCGGTAGCGAAACAGGTGAGCGGGGGCGGGCAGCGCTTGGTCAAGACGCACGACCGCCGCGAGAACGACGGCCCGATCGCGCTGGTGATGGCGGTGGCCGAGGCGGGCAAGCCGCAGGAGCTGCCGAAGGTGCCGCAGTTCTGGGTCTTCGACGACGACGAAGAGGGGGCGTGATGGACGAGCGCCCCGCCGCCCCGCGCGTCATCGCGCTGCGTGCCCTCGCGGCGATCGCCTGCGAACTCCTCGGCTGGCTCGTCGCGGTGAGCGGTGCCGCGTGGTGGTCGTGGCCGCTCGGCCTGGTGGCGTTCGGCGCGTTCCTGATCTGGTACGTCGCGCCGCTCGTGGAGGTGCCACGGTGACGGTACTCACGCGCATGATGGAGCGCCGCGCGGGATCCTCACTCAATAATCCGTCAGCTGATCTCTACGCCGCGCTCGTGCTTGGCACGGACTCGGGCCTGCCCGCGAATAGCGGCCTGCTCGTCAATCAGCAGACCGCGCTCCGCAATGTCACGGTCTACACCTGCGTGCGGATCATCGCTGAGGCGATCGGCGCGCTGCCGTTGCAGGTCTACCGGCGCGGCGTGTTCCGTCAGGAGTTGCGCCAGCCCGCCGACCGCCTGATCTGGGGCAAGCCGAACCCGGAGATGACGCGCCAGACGTTCTGGGAAACGCTGTCCGGCCACTGCCTGCTCGACGGGAACGCCTACATCCACAAGGTCAAGGACCGGGGCGGCGCGCTGGCCGAACTCTGGCCGATCAATCCCCAAGCGGTGACGATCCGCCGCGACGAGCGGAGCGGGGCAAAGGTCTTCGACGTGGGGCGGGAGACGTTCACGCGCGACGACATCTGCCATATCCCCGCGTGGGGCGTGGACGGGCTGAAGGGGCTGTCGCCGATCGCCCAGGCCAAAGAGGCGCTCGGGATCGGGATGGGCGCGGAGCAGGGCGCGGCGAGTTTCTACGCGCAGGGGTCGGCGGTCCCCGGTTTCCTCTCGACCAAGGAGGAGATCAGCGACCAGCAGGCGAGCGAGCTGGCGCGACGTTGGCAGAAACTCCACGCGGGCGCGCGGAACATGCACAAGGTCGGCGTCCTCGGCAACGGCGCAACCTGGCAGTCCACCGGACTCACGCCGGGCGACGCGCAGTTCCTCGACACCATGAAATACAGCGCCGGGGAGATCGCCACGCTGTTTCGCATCCCGCCCCACATGCTCGGGATCATGGACAAGACGAGCAGCTGGGGCAAGGGCCTGGAAGAGCAGTCGCAAGGGTTCGTCACCTACACGCTCGGCCCGTGGCTGAGTCGCTTCGAGCAGGCGATCAGCGACGACCTCCTGCCGGTGCAGGACCGCTACGCGCAGTTCGACCTCGACGCGGTGCTGCGGGGGCGGGCGATCGAACGCTGGCAGGTCTACCAGATCGCGCGGACGATCGGCGTGCTGAGTAAGAACGACATCCGCACCTGCGAGGAACTGCCGCCGATCGCCGACCCGACCGGGGACGACTACGAGGCCGCGCTGAACAGCAACGTCGCGCCGCCCGCGCTCGGCAATGGCGGCGACGGCGGCCAGGGGCAGGGGAGTCCTGACGGCTCGCCCGCCGATACAGGAGGGGGCAACTGATGAGCAAGCTGATGATCGATCAGGCGCGGCGCGCGGCCAATCGCGCCCAGGTGATCCGTCGCACCGCGACCGTGGGGATCGAAGTCCGCGCGGCGGGTGCGGACGGCGCGATCCCGGTCCAGGGCCACGCCGCGCTCTACAACGTGCGCTCGCAGCCGCTCCAAGACCTGTGGGAGGGGCGTTTCATCGAGATCATCGCGCCCGGTGCGTTCACCAAGACGCTGCGCGACGGCGAGGACGTGACGTTCAACATCGACCACAACGACACCCACATCCTGGCGCGCACCGCCGCCGGGAATCTCACCCTGTCGGACGACGGCGACGGGCTGCTGATCGACGCGCGGATGGCCCCCACGACCTACGCCCGCGACCTCGCCACCAACATGCAGGCGGGCAATATCTCGCAGATGTCGTTCGCGTTCCAGACCGTCAAGGACGACTGGGACGAGACGGACGAGGGGACGCCGATCCGCACCCTGCGCGAGGTCAAACTCTATGACGTGGCCGCCGTGACCACGCCCGCCTACGCGGAGACGGACATCGGCCTGCGTTCGCGCGAGGCCCGCTCGTTCCTGCACGCCTTCGGCCTGCTCGATCTCCCCGAGGAGCAGCGCGGCCAATTGATGCGCGCCCTCACCACCTCGACCACCCCCGACGAAGCCCTCCTGCCCGCGCTGCGAGCCGCCTCAACAGCACTCGCGGAGTTGGTCGTCAGAGCCGAGCCGGTGACGAGCCACTCGGACGGGTACGCGCTGGATCTCTTGACCCGCCGCCACGCGATGAACGCGCGGCACTACGCACTAGGAGCATAACGTGGAAGAGTTGAAGCGGTTGGCCGAGCAGCGGCAGGTGATCTGGAAGGACATGACGGGCATCCTCGAAGGTGCCCGCGCGGACGGGCAGCGCAGTCTCACCGCCGAGGAGGCGCAGCGGTACGACGCGCTCGAAGCGGACCTCGATGCCAAGACCGCCGAGTTCGAGCGCGTCAAGCGCCACGCCGACCGCAAGAGCGAGCTGTCGATCGTCGATCGCGACGTGCGGATGCTGCCCGGCGGCGATTTCGTCACCGAGCGCAAGGCGACTGTGGCACCGAGCCAGGAGGAGTACGATTCTGCGTTCTGGGTCTACGTGCGCCACGGCAAGACCGGCATCGAGCGCGAGCAGCGGATGGTCCTCGAACGCGGGATGCGGATCGAGGAGCGCGCCGCGCTCGGCACCACCAGCGGCGCGGTCGGCGGCTACCTGATCCCGCAGGGCTTCGCGGACGTGCTGACCCGCGCCCGCTTGCAGTTCGGCGGGATGCTGAAGGCCGGGACGCGCAAGTTCAACACCGACACCGGCAACCCCCTGCCGATCCCGATGGTGAACGACACCGGCAACGCCGGGGCGCTGCTCACCGAGAACACGCAGATCACCGAGCAGGAGCCGGTCTTCACCACGAAGACCCTCAACGCCTACACCTTCACCTCGAAGTTGATCCTGATCTCCTGGCAGATGTTGCAGGACAGCTATTTCGACCTCCCCTCGTTCATCGCCTCGATTGCGGGCGAGCGCCTCGGTCGCGTCGAGAATACCTACCTGACCAGCGGGACGGGCGCGGGCCAGCCGCAGGGCATCCTCACCGGGGCCACGGCGGGCGTCACCGCAGCGGCGGGCAACACCACCGCGATCACCTACCTCAACCTCCTCGCGATGCAGCACGCGGTCGATCCGGCCTATCGCGACGGGGCGGAATGGATGTTCCACGATTCCAGCCTCCGCGCGATCCGCGCGCTGATGGACGCGCAGGGTCGCCCGCTCTGGAACCCCGGCTACGACCTCGGGCAGAACATCGGCGGGATGCCGCCGAGCATCCTCAACGCGCCCTACACCATCAACCAGGACATGCCGGTGATGGCCCCGAACGCCAAGAGCGTCCTGTACGGCGACTTCTCGAACTACTGGATCCGCAGCGTGAAAGACAACACGCTGATCCGGCTCGAGGAACGCTACGCGGACTACCTCCAGACGGGCTTCTTTGTATTCGAGCGCCTAGACGGCACACTTGTGAACGCTGGCACTAATCCGATCGTGTACTACGCGAACTCGGCAACCTAAGGCGTAGTAGACGAATGGTAGCGTACTGATCGGCCGCGCGGGGCCAATCCCGCGCGGCACCTAACACGGAGGACAAACCACGATGGCAGCGAAGGATCAGCAGCCGACCGACGGGGTACTCGAAGTGGTCGACACCGGGATCGACGCGGTGGCCGCGTCGGAGACGATGGTGCAGAAGGTCGCCACGCAGGGTTTCGATACGTTTCCCAACCAGTTCGCCGAGGAGATCGCCAACGCCCGCGTGGTGTCCGATGCGGTTGCAGCCGGCGCGCGGGATGGTGCCGCCGCCGCAGCGGTCGCCCAGGCGTCCGCACCGGGCGGCGTCTCCCACCTGCGCGAGCAGGCCCGCGCCGAGGCCGCGAAGGCGTACCAGGAGGCGTATGACGCCGCTGCGAAACAGAACATCACCCACGTCGAGGTGCCGGTCGCCCCGGTCGCCCCGCCGATCGAGCAGCAGCAGGCGGTGAACGAGGCGGCGGTCAACGACCCGAACAGCCGCCCGGTCTAATCGCGCGATCCGCTACGAGGGGAGGTGATCCGATGCTGATCCGCATACTGGCGCGACAGGCCGGGACGACGGACGTACCGGGCGCGGTACGCGAGGCCACCGAGGAGGAGGCGCGAGCGCTCGTCGCGGTCGGTCGCGCCGAGTATGCGGACACGCCCGTGCGGGTCGTCAAGCGCGCCGTGGATGGGGTCGCGGTGCAGACCGCCGCCCTGTCCCCGCGCACGGAGCGGCGCGCATGACGATGAGCCTGCTCGCCATCCCCGCGACCCTGAGCGTCACCTATCCGGCCCCGCCCGGCGTGGTGACGGTCACGGTGACGACGATCGATGGCGTCCCGGTCTACACCAACGCGGTCGCGGCGGTCGCCGCAAACGTCGCCAGCCTTCCGCTGACGCTGCTCGACACGGCGCAACTCAATACCCTGGTCGGGGTCTTCACCTCCCAGACGCTCGGCAATCTGCGCGCACAGGTGGAGATCGTCGGGGCGACCCTCTTCGAGGTCGCGGACGCGCGGGCGTTCGACAAGCGGCAGCTCGCCGACGCGACCGCCTTCCCCGACGCGGCGATCCTCGCGGCGCGAACGCTGATCACGGAGCGCTTCGAGCGCATCTGCAAGGTCAGCTTCATCCCGCGCTATCGGTTCCGCGCGATCTCGGGCGCGGACTGGTTCGAGTTCCAACTGCCCGACCAGCCGATCACGGCGATCCGTTCGATCGCCACGCGCGCACCGGGCGCATCGACCTACGTCCCGTACAGCGCCGCCCAACTGGCCGCGCTCGACAGCGACCTCGCCACTGGGATCGTCACGCGCGGGAGCATGTATTACGGCACGAGTCTGTATAGCGAGTTGCGCCTGCCGAGCCTCACCGTGCAGGTCGGCTACGAATACGGCTACGCGCAGCCGCCCGAACCGATCCGCCGCGCCGCGCTGATCGCCTGCGTCAACCAGATGACCCTCACGAACATGAGCGAGCGCACGACGAGTTGGTCCGACCCGAGTGGCGCAGGGACGTATCGGCTGGCGACTCCCGGCATGGGTCGCAATTCGTGGTTTGGACTGCCTAACGTCGATGCGGTGCTCTCCGACTACATGGAATCGACCGTGGGGATCGCCTGATGGCTACCGTTACCAGCACCGTCCCCGCGTTCCTGGCCACCCTGCGCGACCGGCTGAATGTCCGACTGGCGGGCAATCCGGCGACCGCGAAGGTGCGGGCCTACGCCGCCCCGGCGGGCGACCCGCTGCCGCTCGAAATGGTCGAACTCTACGGCTCCGACGACACCCAGGCGTGGGGCGCGCTCGGCAACCGGCGCAGAACCGAGCAGTACACCATCCGGGGCGGGATCTTCATCCTGCAAGCGGGCGCGGGCCTCGCGGACGGCTCCGAGGCGGTCGCGGACGCGGCGCGCAATCGGGTCTACGCGATCCTCGCGGTCGTGGAGGACGAGCTACGCACCAACTACACCATGCAGGCGTCGGTCTACCGCGCGCAACTGGCGAGCGCCAACCTGACGCAGGGCATGACCGATAACGGGCGGTGGGCCACGCTCGAAATACGGATCGACGTGTACACCGAACTCACGAGCTAAGGGGGGCGCTATGGCCGAGACAGTCAAAATCAAGTACACGGGTCCGTTTGCCGAGGGCGTCTACGTCCCCGCGCTGGACCTGGAAGTCAAACCGGGCGAGGCGATCGAGGTGCCGCTCGACGTGGCCGCGTCGCTCGCGTTACAGGCCGACTGGCAGCCGGTCGGCAAGAGCGCCGGGCCGATCGCCGAGGCGCAACAGGACATCCCGCAGGGCGTCCCGGACGCACCAGCCACGGAAGGGGGGCAGTAGATCATGCCACTGGGGAGCGGATTAAGTAGTCAGGTAGGGATCGCACAAGAAGGCGCGTATGGCGTTTTCACCACGCCGACGCGCTTCCTCGAATTCCTGACCGAGGGGATCGCGCCCGACCGTCCGTCGTTGGAGACGCGCGGGATCGGCGACCAGTTCGTGCGGACCTCGCGCCGTCGCGCCTACATCAAATCGTTCGGCGGGCAGGTCGAGGTGGATTTCATGTCGAGCGGGATGGGTATCCTGCTCAAAAACATGCTCGGCAGCATCGCCACGACCGGCACCGGCCCCTATACGCACACGGCCACCCCGGACGCGGTGGGGCTGCAAGGCTTGTCGATGACCGTGCAGGTGGGTAAGCCGCAGACCATGGGGGTGGTCGTGCCGTTCAACTATCTCGGCGGCAAGGTTCACGCGTGGCAACTCGACCAGAAGATCGACCAGAACCTCAAACTGCGGCTGACCTACGACTTCACCAACATCGGCGACCTGACCAGCGCGCTCGCGGTCGCCTCGTACCCCGCCGTCAATAGCCCGCTCGCCTTCCTGGACGCCGTGGTGACGCTCGATGGCGTCTCGGGCAACGTGAGCGAGTGCATGGTCGGCGGCGCGCGGGCGATGGCGATGGACCGGCGCTATCTCGGCAATCAGAAATTGGAGCCGATCGCCAACGGCGAGTACGCCGTGACCGGGCAGATCAGCAAGGAGTTCGAGGACACGGCGATCTACGGCAAATTCATCTCGGGCGCGGTCGCCGCGCTGACGATGACGCACACCTTCGGCGCGACCGTGCTGACGACGACGATCCCGGCCATCGAGTACACCGGGGCAAACCCGGCGATCAGCGGCTCGGATATCGTGCGGCAGACGATCCCATTCAAGGCGCTCAAAAACGCCACGCAGCCGATCATCACCCTGGCGCTGACCTGCGCCGACGCCACGCCGTAACGGGGGACCGCATGAGCGCACCGCGCCCGCCGCGCGCCGGGACCGTCAGGACCACCAACCTCGCGCTGAAGGTCGTGGGGATGAAGGATCTCCGCAAGCTGCTCCGCGACCTCGATGAGGGGCTGCTGGGCGAGCTGCGCGACACGAACAAGCGCGTCGTCGAGGAGGTGCTGGTCCCGCCCGTGCGCGCGGCGGCGGCGGCGCACAAGCCGTCGAGCGGCTACAACGCGCGCACGGGCCACTCCAAACAGCACTGGGCCGAGGCGGTGGCGAGCGTACGGGCGGTGGCGACCCAGACGAGCAGCGCGATCCTCTACGGCTCGACCGCGCGCTCGAAGGCGTGGATGGTCGGCTACGAGTTCGGTTCGATCCGGCACAAGCAATTCCCGCCCGCCTCGCCGCGCCTCGGCGCCGGCAGCGCCGGGTATTTCTTCTACCCGACGATCCGCGCGGCGGTCCCCAAGATCATCGACGCCTACGCCGAGTCGCTCGAACGATTCCTCGCGCGCACCGTCAACGCCAATCAGACGGGGGGCTAGATGCGGCTCGATCCGAACAGCCTGACCGTGGGGGAGGCGGTTGCCATCGAGCAGGCGACCGGACTCAACCTTCTGGCCGTGGACTTCGCCACGCCCTCCCTGGCGCTGCAAGCGGGGCTGTACTGGGTCGCGGCCAGCCGGGAGGATCGCACCCTGACCTGGGGCGACGTGTGCGCCCTGCGCGTCCTCGACCTCGACCTGACGCTCGGGGGGGCCGATGGTGAATAAAACGCAGCTTCGGGTAGAAACGGTCGGGGACGGCTCGAACGCGCGGGCCGATTTCCAGAAGACCGAGGCCCAGGTCGGGCAGCTCGAAAAGTCGTTCGGCGGGCTGCAAAGCAAACTGCTCGGCCTCGCGTCGTCCGCGTCCGGCCTCGACCTCTCCAAGATCGGTGGCCTGGCCTCGGGCGTGATCGGCACGGCGGGCGAGGCGGCGGGCGGACTGGCGAGCGGGGGCGGGCTGGCCGCGCTCGCCGGACCAGCCGCTGCGGCCGTGGCGGGGCTCGGCGCGCTCGTCGTGGTCGGCAAAGAGGCGACGGGGAGCGTGATCACCCTCGCGGGGGAGACGAAGAAGCTCGCGCGGGAAACCGGACTCAGCGTCGAGACAACGAGCGCCCTCCTGGCCGTATTCAAGCGGTTCGGCGTTGACGGCGCGGAGGCGTCGAAGGAACTCGGCCTCTTCTCGAAGCAGATGGGCGGCTACCAGCTCGCCCAGGACGAGGGGATCGCGGGCGGCAAGAAGTTCGGCGATAGCATGAAAGCGCTCGGCGTGGACTTCCGCGACGCGCACGGCAACCTCCTCCCGATGGACGCGACCCTTTTCAAGGTCGCCGACCGCTTCAAGGCCATGCCCGATGGCGTGGAGAAAACCGCGCTGTCGATGTCGCTTTTCGGGCGCGGCGGGAAGGACATGCTGCCGATCCTCAACCAGGGCGCGGCGGGGATCACCGAACTGATGGCGACGGCGAAGGAGTTGGGCCTGACCCTGACGGGCGACAATATGGCCGCCGTGAAACAGTACGGCCTCGCCCACAAGGACATGAACGAAGCCTTCGAGGGGATGAAGATCACGGTCGGCACGCTGCTGATGCCCGCACTGGCCGAACTAGCGAAGGAGGGGAAGGATCTCGCGGTCGGCGTCAATACCGTGATCGTCCCGGCGCTGAAGGGCGAAAACGAGGCGATCAACGCGCTCACCGGGAAGTTCCAGGGACTCGCCGACATCCTGACGAAGGTCAACCAGCTCTCCGGTAGTGCCGGGGCCGACCTCGGCACGAAACTGCTGGAAACGCTGCGCGACATCCCGAACGACCGCAGCGCCGACGACCCGATGACGAAGTGGCTCAATGAGCAGATCGCCAACCGGCACCGCCTGGCCGACGAGGCGGCGGCGGGCGCGAAGAATGACGGGAAGAAAGTCGTCGCGGCGGCGACCGAATCACTCGACGATCCCGCCGCGAAAAACAAGGCGAAGGGGTACGGGTCCGACCTCCTGACGGCCTACGTGCAGGGGCTGAATCCCGAAGGATTGACGATCTACGGCGACCTCAAAAAGGTGGTCGAGGATGGGCTGAAAGCGTCGTCGCCCGACGGCAAAGTCGACAACGACAAGCTGAAGGAACTCGCGCCGCTCTTCGCGAAAGTCGCGGACGAGATCGCGCGTACCGGGGCCGCCAGCGACGAATCGTGGGCCGCGCTGCAAACGGCGCTCGGTGGGGAATCGAGCGGGGTCCGCGAACTCGTCACCGACTATGCGGTGCTCGCCGCCAACAAGCGGCGCGTGAAGGAAGTCACGGACGATCTGCACGCGGCGGAAAAGCAACAGCGCGCGGACGCCGCGGAGGGGGCGCGCGAGGGGCGCGAACTGCAACGCGGCATCACCGAGGCGCAGCGCAACCAGACCGAGGCCGACAAAGCGGAGGCCGCGAACATCGCGGGCCTGACCGAGGCGCAGAAGGCGCTCGGGGCCGCGCAGAAGGACGCGGCGGCGGGGGGCGTGGCCGCGCTGGTCCCGCTGAATACCGCGCTGAAAGACGCGCAGGAGCAGGGTGCGGCGGTCGCGCTCGGCTACAAGGCGCAGAACGACGAGCTACAGCGCCAGATCGACCTCAACAACCAGATCGTCGGGCAACTCGAACATCAGCGCGACGTGAAGTTCCTGGCGATCGACGAGCGGTTGGCCGAGATCGGCAAGTCGCGCGATGTCAACGACCTGCGCGAGGCCGCGACCCTGCGCCGCGAGCGCGCCCAGATCGAGCGCAATACCAAGCCACAGATCGACCTGGAGCGCGAGCGCGCCACGGTCGAGAACTACGGCCTGACCCAGGCACAGAAGGGGATCGCGGACAAGGCGAAACAGGCGAGCGATGCCAGCGCGGCGCAAATCCAATCCTTGCAGGCGCAGATCACGAAGCAGGCCGAGCACAACGCGCAGGTGCAAGCGGGATTCCAGGCCCAGATCGAGGCCGGGCAGAAGGTGATCGATACCACGGCCCTCGCCGCGAAAACCCGCCACGACGACGACGCACAGCGGATCGTGGACTTGCAGGAGGTGGCGACCGCGACCGCGCAGTTCTGGCAGGACCGCCAGGCGGCGGACACCGATTCGGTCACGGCGGCGCGCGACTCCCTGACGTTCTGGCAGGCGCAGGTGACGGAGGCGAACACCGTCCTCAATACCATCAAGGCCATCAACACCGAACTGGCGGCGGCGGGCAACTTCCACATCGTGCCGAACGTCCCGCACAATCTCACCGTTGATTCCGGCTACGACGACGGCGGGGGCGCGATCCCCGGCGCGACGCACGATCGCACGGTCGATTCCGGCTACGGCGACGGGTCGGGCGCGACAGGTCCGGGGCGCGGCGGAGGGGGCGGAGGGGGCGCGGGATTCACCGAACTGAAAGCCCCGACGACCTATCACATCAACGCCTACGGCGTCGGCGAGGCCGACTTCCTCGACAAGTTGACGGCGGCGATAGATAGGGTGAGTGCGGCATGACGAACACAGATACCGTGAAACGTGAGCCGGTCAATGTCTATGGGGCCAGCGATGCGGCGATCGTGACCCGCATCTACGAACGAATCATCGTGGCCTTGTCGCAAGAACCACCGCCCGCCGAGGAGCAGAGCCGATGAGCGGTCGCATGATCCCGGCCCTCGGCACCTACGTCCCCCAGGGCGTGGCGATCGGGGCGGACATCATCCTCGACGGGCAACTCAACATCCCGACGCCGACCTATCTGGACGAGACGGAGCCGCCCCAGGTCGGCACCTACCTGAGCGGAGCGCCCGCGTTCATGGGCCTGCCGAACCGCACGCTGACCTGGGACTGGATGACGATCGACGAGTGGCAGGCGCTCAGGACGCTCTTCGACAGCAAGCTCGCGCTCGTCGGCGACCAGCGGCGGATCACGGTGACCTGGCCCGATCCCGATCAGGCGGGCAAATACGTCACCTTCACCGCTTTCATGGCCTGGCCCCGGCGCGGCAAGTGGTCGCCGCCCGGTGTCTTCGTTGGCTCGTCGCTCGTGCTGCTGAAATGCGTGTATCCGGGACAAGGGGCGTTGGGATGACAGGGCCGGCAAAGGTGCTACGAGATGAGCGCCTCATTCCTGACCGTGCAGGCGAACTGTTGCCGCCGCACCGCTTGTCATTATTCGAGCGATTCCGCCTGTGGTTGGCGCATCCCTTCCACCGGTGGGCGACGGTCAAGGATACGGGGGTATACCTCTACGAGCATTGCACGACCTGTGGCGAACGTAGGGCGTATCGTCACGCCGGTGGTGGCGGCTATCAACCTATCGACCGGCAATGGGTGACAACCGGCGAGTGGTTTTCGTGGCACAACCCGAAGCCGACAGCGGGGAGCGGCGCGCAGATTCCGCGCAACCAACAGCACCCCGCCGATCCTCGACCTAGGGGCATTATCCCCGATCGCCCTGGACAGGAAGTCAACAGCGGCGGCGACTCCATCATCCCGCCCATGCGACCCGATAACCGCCCGCTCTGGCCCGATCTCTATGGCGAGGATACCGACTGATGCCGACACCTGATGCGATGCTGCTGGGACATGCAACCAGCGATTACCGGCTGCAATTCAGCCTCTTCTCGCCGCGCGCCTTCCAGGTCATGGACGTGGACCAATTCGGCGATGACACCGCCGCGCCGCCCGCATCCGACATCGCGGCGTCCGTCACCGTGGCCGAGTTCGACGGGATTACCGCGCTCGGCCCCCTGAGCGGCAGCGTGGACGGCAACGGCTGGACGTGCCCGTTCGCCATCGCGCGCTACCCGGCCACATTCGCCGCCTATTACGGCGTGACGATCGCGGGGACCGCCTACTACTCCAACGCGCCCCAGCCCGCCGTGACGCTCCTGCGCGGCTACATGCAGGATGTCCACCCGCAACGGACGGCGGGGGCCGACCTGACGCAATTCGTGGTCGCGACCTCGCACCGCTTCCTGCAACAGTCGCAGCTCTCCTACGCGATCGACTGGTACACGAGCGCCAGCCACCTCGCGCCGCTCGCGCTCGCGGACGCCATCCATCATTTCATCTTCAACCACACCAACCTGACCCCTCGCAGCGGCGTGACGATCGCCCTGCCCGCGATCACCCTGTATCAGCTCTCGACCTCGGCGAGTGACATCCTGAGCATCATCAAGGGGCTGGCCGCCAGCGCGCTGCCCGAGCCCTGGGTCTTCTGCCGGCGCGACGACCAGTTCGTCATCACGAGCCACCCGAACCTTGCGGGCGCGGCCTATCCGTTCCCGACGCCCGTGCTCGACTTCTCCGACGACATGATCTACGGCATCGATCCGGGCCCGCAGGAACGCCCCGATCTCGTCGCCTCGGTCAATCTGGTGGCGCAGACGAGCTATCAGGACCAGCTCGTGAGTCGCTACCCGACGGATGGTGCGCCGACCGCGACCGGCTCGCGCCTGACCCTCTCCGGGCTGCGCTACGACGATCAGCCGAGCCTCGACGCGCTGGCCCCGCTCGTCTACGCGCACGAGCGGCGCACCTGGCGCAACGTCACCATCACGGCGGGGATCATCTTCAAGGCCGACATCGGGGATCTCGTCACGGTGACGACGACGATCCCGCAGCGGGGCATCGTCTGGACGGCCAAGCGATTTGTGATCCGGCAGATCGCCTACACCATCAATGCCGACCAGCGCACCATGATCACGCGGTACACGCTCGATGAGGTAACGGTCTGATGAGCCAGGAGATCGGGCGCTTCGCCCCGGACGAGGCCCTGCGGCGCTTCGTCGCCACGCTGACGGAGCGGCACGACCCGCTGCGCCCGCTCGGCAGATACAAGGTGGTTGACAACAGTCGCTGGTCGGCGGTCGGGGATTCGTGGGTCGCCATCGACATGCAAGGCGCGCGGAAACTGGCCATCTACCGCGACGGCCCGCAGCCCGCCGTGGGGAGTTTCCTGCAATGCGTCAGGACGGGGCCGGAAGCGACCGCGCCCTGGCTCGCGCTCCCGCAAGCGCCGGTGGCTGGCGGCGTCCTGTTGTTCTCCGCGCTCGACGCCACCACGAAAGGCGTCTACGCGCTGGTGCGGTTCAGCGGCGGGGTCTGGACGACGCAGCCGCACCCGATCACCCGCGCGGTCTGGGACCGCTCGGTGGTGTACATGCCCGAGGGGACCAACAGGCCGACCGGGTACGGCGATGGCGCGACGTACACCAATACCGCGCTGTTCGGCGGCGGCACCTTCCGCGATACGAACACGAATATCCGCCTGCCCCTCGCCACGGTCGGGGCGCGGGCGTTCGCGTGGGTACCCGGCCCCGACGGTCTCAGCTCCGCCGACGACACCCAGACCACGACGGGCTATCCCACCTCTCGCCCGTCCTCCCTGGCGGACGGGCGCTACCTCCAGGCGGGGTGCATCAACTGTCTGGTGAGCGACGACGGGGGCGCGACGTGGGCCGACTTCGCCGCGCTGCGCGCCGTGCGCCAGTTCCGCCAGGGGGGCGCGGTCGCCTACTGCATCCACGACGACGGGCTGAGCCTGAGCCGTTCGACCGACGGCGGGGTGACGTGGACGCTGCGGGCCACGCAACCGAGCCACACGCCGAGCGCGTTCATCGGGACCGGCTTCTATTCGATCCCGACCGGTCGGGCGCGCTGGTGGCGCATGGCGGTCGATCCGGTCGACCCCGCGATCCTGACGATCACCAGCAAAGAGGGCTTTTTTACCTCGTTCGACGGCGGGGCCACGTTCCTCGGGCCGCTGCGACCGGGCGGCTATACGCTGCACTACGAGGGCTACACGCGGTTCGTGACGCCCGCATCCGATCCCCAGGCGCAACCGGCGAATAGCGACTACTGGTACGACGACTTTGTTTGCGCGGACGTGATCCGCAAGACGGACGGCAGCGGCTTCATCGCCTACTGGTACCCCGCGCTGAGCGGGGACGCCGACGCGCGCCACGCCTGGGCGACCCACCTCCTCGTCGGCACCGACGACCGCACGACGGGGGGCAGCATCGCGGCGGGGCGGGATATGCGGGTCGGCAACCGCACCTACCCCTCGGTGGCCTACGCGGACAGCGCGAGCCGCTTCTACCGCGACACGAACGGCGATCTGCTGTTCGCGTGCGACAACCCGGTGTCCCCGTTCTACGTGCCGAATACCCCGCTCATCTTCCGTTCGACCGATGGCGGCGCGACGTGGGTCGGGGAGTTGAATAGCGGCGGTGCCGCCAGTCCGCCCCCGCCGACGAGTGGCCTGGCGGCGAGTGGCGGGGTGCGCTACCTCGCGGCGGGGATCGGCTCGTACAACGCGACCGGGACGACCGCGACCCTCTGGCGCAGGGACGGCGCGACGTGGACCGCGATCGCGGACGGGGCGACGGTGACGCCGGGCCATGCCTGGCGGTGGTTCGCGGATGGGCTGATCGCGCCCTGACAGGGGCCGGGAGGGTGCAGAAATCAACGGTTTGCGCTACGCCACCATCGCCACGACCCCTGACCCGCACGGCTACGCCACGGCGGCGGTCGGCGGGGGCCGCCTGCGCGTCTATGTGGACCCGTTGCGCTTCAACGCCGCGACCGTGACCCCGGCAGTCGGGGATCGCGTCCTCCTGGCGGGGGACGCCGAGGGCGGGCTGGCGGTGCTCGCGGTGGTCGGGAAGGGGGTGCGCGCATGAGCGCGACGATCCCGCAGGACATCATCGGGGCGACCGGGGCGGCGCGCGACGCGGCGTATGACCGGCTGGCGCGGGCGCTGCTCGACCGCCTCCGCGCACCGAACCCGATCGGCGAAGCGCTGATCCTCGCCGATACCGGGCTGGCGGGCGGGACACCGACCGTCGCCCTGCGCGTGGACGGGGTGCAGCGGCAGGCGCTCTACCCGCTGCCGAGCGCGATACGGGTCGGGCGACTGGTCTTCTATCAGGCGGTCGCGCCGGGGGTCGCGCAGCTCGTCGTGGTGGCGAGCAACTATCAGGTCGAGCCGTACAACGTGCCGCCCGGCGCGAGCGGTTCCGGCCTCGGCTACCCGGCGCAGGCGTCGGGCGGCGCGCTGGTGCCCGGTGGAGCACCGGGCGTCGGTCCTGGGACAGCGGCGGACGGGACGACGGGGCTCGCGTCGATGCTGAACTGGACGATCGGGGATGGTAGCGCGCTCCCGCTGACGCTCGGAGAGGGGGGTCGGTAGTGCCTGCTGAGTTTTTCGCCGATCGAAGCCGCTCCACGCTGGCCGTGGCCTGCACCGCCGCCGCCACGACGCTGACGGTCGTCACGCCCGCGCAGGAGTTCCCGGTGTCGTACCCCTACCGGGTGATCTGCGGCACCGAGATCATGCGGGTCACGGCGCGGGCGGGCAACGTCCTGACCGTGACGCGGGGGCTCGAGGGGACGGCGGCGGCGGCGCACGCGGCGGGCGCGATCGTCGCGCACGGGGCCACGGCGGGCGCGCTCAACGACATGCGCGCCGACATCACGGCGGGAGCGGTCGGTCCTGCGGGCGTGGGCGTACCGGTGGGCGGCGCGACCGGACAGGCGCTGATCAAGGCGAGCGCGGCGAATTACGACACCGCCTGGGGCACGGTCGCGGGCGGCGGCACGGCGACCTACACCAAGCACACCGAGATCCTCGTGAGCGGGGGCCTCCCGACCGACCAGATCACCGCCGCCGACCTCGGGCCAGATCCGATCTACGCGGGCCACGACTTTATCTATGCGGAGGTGACCAATTGACGACCGTGGCACAGATTCAGGGGCGCGGGCTGCTGTCCGCGCGCCCGGCGGCGGGCAGTAGCGGCCTCGTCACCAACGCGGTCTACTACGCGACCGATTCGCAGCTCGAATATCAGTACGACGGTGCGGCCTGGCAGATCAACACGGCGGCGGCGGGCGCACCATCGGGCGCGGCGGGCGGCGATCTCGGCGGGAACTTCCCGAACCCGACCGTGCCGGGTCTGGCGACGAAGGCGGCGACCGTCCACCAGCACGCGGCCGCCGACCTCACGAGCGGCGTCCTCGCGCCCGTCCGCCTCGGGAGCGGCGTTGCCGACGCGACCACGATCCTCTACGGCGATCAGACGTACAAGCCCGCGCCGAGCGGCGGCGGTGGCGGGGGCTTCGCGAGCCCGATGACCGCGCCGGACGATCTGATCATCGGCGGGGCGAGCGGCGCGCCGACCCGCCTCGGCAAGGGCGCGGACGGCCAGGTGCTCACCGTGGACCCGACCACGCACCACCTTGTCTGGATGACGCCGGCGGCGGGCGGGGGCGGCGGTGGCGGGGCGGCGGTCTACCCGCAACGCACGCCGCGCTTGAGCCACGGCGACGGCACG